CGATGATTGATTCCATTCCTGCCGAGATCATCAATATTCACCGCGTCAAGGAAGAACTCAACAGCGCCGAACGGCGAAAGGTTCGCCTGACTTGTGACAACGAAGAAAACGTTGTTCTGCGAGAGCAGAAAGAAACGCTGTATGCAAAGATAAATGAGTATATCTCAACATTCGATGTTGAGGACTTGAAGACGAAGATGGAGATAATCGAAAATATAATAGAGGAAATCTCGGCAGCAGAATCGAAAAAGGAAGAAAGAATCTCAGATGCAGAGCGCTTGCGAAAGAAGATAAAGATGCTGGAAGATCATGAATATGATCCTGACTGTCGATACTGTTGTGAAAATAAGTTTGTCAAAGATGCGCATGTCGCCAAGGCCACACTGCCAGTAGCGCAGAGTCAAATTTCAAATATTGATGAACAACTGGCCGCTTTTGAAGCCGATTTGCAGAAGCTTTATCCCAACCAAGTTGAGGACAATCTAGCCAAGTATGAAAAGATTCTCACAAAGAAAACAGAAGTTGCTAATATTATTGCCGATTTGAATCTTGAGATTGAAAGAACTGCAGTGGCACTGGAAAGAATCGGTATACAAATTACAGAGAGCAAGTCGAGGATCGACGAGTATGAGCAGAACAAAGAAGCGATTGAGAATCTAGAACAGTTGATGCAGGATCTTGCCGCCTATGAGGCTCAAGCGTCTGTGCATACTTACGAACTTGAGACATGCGAGTCGTGTGTTATGGAACTGGTAAGGCAGCATGGCTCGCTTGAACAAATGCTCAAGACTGTCAAAAGTGATAGGGCTGAATATCTTGACTTGCATGAAAAATATGCTGCCTTCGATTTGTTTCTGAGATGCACACACTCAAACGGTATTGCCTATGATGTCATTAAGAAGAAGTTGCCAGTAATCAATCAGGAGATCGCAAAGGTGCTGGCCAACATCACAAGCTTTGAAGTCTTTTTCGAAGACAACGGTAAAAAGTTTGACATTTTTATCAAGCACCCTGCGCATGATGCTCGCCCGATCGAAATGGCTTCGGGCGCAGAAAAAACTCTTGCAGCCATGGCCATCAGGCTATCGGTTCTCTCCGTTTCTTCGCTGCCGAAAGGCGACTTGTTTGTGCTCGATGAACCGGGCACTGCTCTAGACGAAGAAAACATGGAGGGTTTTATTCGATTGTTGCAACTAATTAAGGTATACTTTAAGAACGTTCTTCTTATCTCTCACCTTGATTCGCTCAAAGATTGCGTTGACTTGCAAATCATGATCGACAAGAAGGAGGGATTCGCCAAGATCAGCCATTAACGGAGGTAGTATGATGTCATATGTAAAAGGTAAATTGGATAGACTAACAGAGAAGATGATTTCTCGCAAGTTTCTTGTGTGGTTAACAGCCAGCGGGATGCTCGCGACTTCTAATCTTGAGTCTGGAGATTGGGTTATTATTTCAGCAATCTATATCGGAGGCCAAGCGGTCATTGACGGGATTGCAAGGATGAAGGGTGTGGCGTGAACTGGCTAAGTGCAGCCAAGGTTATATCTTTTGTGAGTGAGAAGGCGCTTCCTTTTATCAAGGATAATTGGAAGATTCTCTTAATTCTGATTTTGTTTGTGGCTCTATTTTTTAGCATGCGCAAAGATTATAAGTCTTTAGAGGCCGCATTTGAGGCATCGAAGACTAGTTATGAACAGCGGCTTACTGCGATGAAGGAGTTACATGATGAAGAAATCAGACAACGAGAAGAAGCTATGCGTGAATACAGAGAAAAGCTTGAAAGAATTAATTCAAGATATGAGGATAGTCGTGCAGAGCTTGAGAGAAGACGTGAACAAGATACTGAAACAATTCGAGAGCAATTCGACCACGAACCAGAAGAAGTAAAACGACAAATAGAAGAGGTATTTGGCTTTGAATACGTTGAGTAAAATACTAGGTTTAATGCTCCTTCTATCCTACTCTCCGGTAGCCATGGCCGAAGAACCCGAATTTACATTTTTAGATCAAAACCAACGCGCCCCCTTCGCCGGCACTTTGTTTAACCCAACTGCTACGGCAGAGTTGATAGTCTTACCGGAACATCTGAGAAGAGAGTTTGATATAGAATTAGAATATAAGCTGGACCTGCAAGCAGCCGATTTCAATATTCAGCTTGAGAATTCCAATATTCGATATGAGTCTTTGAAGGAAGAATATCGCGTTACAGTGATTTCCTTGCAGGAACAAAACACTGCCTTGGAAACAGCACTGAAACAACAATCACCAAGCAGAAACGGCCTGTGGTTTGCTGCCGGAACAGCAACCGGTGCAGTCATTGTGACAGGCATAGTATACGCAATCATCAGCGCATCAGCGAGCAAATAAATGAGTAAAGACCCAAACTATGTTGCCAGAGTAGAAAAAGCAATAGCAGAGAAATATGGCAAAGAGACAATCCAGAATCCGCGCTCCAATTGGAGCCCAGAGAAGGAAGAAAAATACAAAAAACAATTGAGCAACTATCTTGCCAAAACTCGCACAGACAAAGCGGCCAGCGAGAAAGTGGATATCAATGGAGTTTTAATATCTAAGAAACTACTTAGTAGAGAAACCAACAGAACATGTCCAGTCTGTTCGGAATATTCATTTTCTTTTCGAGACGATGTTTATATGAACAAATACGAATGTTGCTTTAGTTGTTTTATACAGCACGTAGAAGGTCGCGAAACGCGATGGAACACGGGCTGGAGGCCAGAAAAGGAGAAATAAAATGGCAACGACTTATGAGATTATCCAAGGAATACACCAAGCCGCAGCAAATGCGTATGACGGCTCACATGATGAACGCTACACTCACGATGGTGAAAAGCGCTCTGCCGGCCTGAAGAGAGAAGAGGGAGACCCCGTTCTAGAGAGTAGGGCCATCGATGGCTTTAACATCAAAGTTTACGGAGATCACTTGTGCGTGTTGTATCATATGGAGTGTCTGCTGAAAGAAGTGCATCAGTCTGATTTTGAGACTGAGTGCGAGAAACAAGTTAAGAGCGTTGTCAAATATCTTAAGAGTGAATATAAGAAGATTACAGGGAATACCCTCGCGCTCACTAAGGATGGTGAGTGTGACATTATGGTGGAATATATTTCCCGCCGACGCACATCGGTTCAGGCCAAACAACATTATAAGATTGGTGGCCTCAAGGGCGTTGACAGTTCCGATGCAGGCACTGAAAGAGAAGTCGATAGCGCAATCAAGGATTGGTTAGCCATTGGCAAGGATAAATATCCCGGCACAAAGAAGCCGCAGAACGTCACTCGTAAGAAAGACTAAAAGATGAAATGGCAGGATTATCGAAAGATGACATGGTTAAGGAAATTCTGAAGTGCGGGAAAGATCCTGTATACTTCATTAATAACTATTGTCGAATCGCACACCCGATCCACGGACTCATACCATTTAGAACATACGATTTTCAAGCAGATCTGCTAACAGATTTTAATTCAAATCGATTCAATGTTATACTAAAAGCTAGACAAATGGGTATCTCTACTATTGTAGCTGCCTATATCGTCTGGCTTATGTTGTTTCATAGAGACAAGAACGTACTTGTTATGGCAACTAAGTTCGGAACCGCCGCCAACTTGGTAAAGAAAGTGAAGGCCATGATGAGACATTTACCCGATTGGGTACAGATATCCACAGTAGATGTTGATAACAGAACTTCTTTTGTCTTAACAAATGGTTCACAAATCAAGGCTTCATCAACTAGCGCAGATGCTGGTCGTTCCGAAGCGCTGTCTCTATTGGTTCTTGATGAGGCAGCACATATTGACGGCCTAGACGCGCTGTGGACGGGTCTGTATCCTACGATCTCGACCGGTGGCCGCTGCATCGCACTGTCCACACCCAATGGTGTAGGTAACTGGTTCCATCAGTGTTACACAGAGGCTGAAACTGGTGTAAACAACTTTAATCCCATTCGGCTATTCTGGGACATTCATCCCGATAGAGATCCTGAGTGGTTTGAAAAAGAAACGAAAAACCTATCCCGGCGCCAAGTCGCTCAAGAGTATGAATGTAATTTCAATACGTCTGGCGATACGGTAATACACCCAGAAGATATAGCAAGAATCGCCGAGACAGTTAAAGAACCCAAATACAAGACAGGCTTTGATAGAAACTATTGGATCTGGGAAGAATATCAAGAGGGCTGCAGCTACCTGTTAGTTGGCGATGTTGCCCGAGGAGATGGAGTAGA